CAAGTCAGCGACCAATGCTCCGGTCGTCGCCGGACACGAGACATACCCCGAGGTGCGCTCAGCACCTTGGATCGTCTCTGCCCTTTCCTGCACAAGGCGGCGGATTCCTGCTATGTCGTATGGCATTTTTTCTCCTGTTCTCTGCCGGTGAACTAACTATACCACAGTTTAGCGAGGGGGTGCGACAATGTGCTGTAGTGCGATTTGCACAGTGCTACTCAACGGTGCTATAGTTCCACCCATGACCACTACACCTACACAACAGGAAACACCGACCATCACATTTTTCGCTTACGGCACGCTGCGGAAGGGGCAACGCCTTCACAACTGGATCGCAGGCGAGATCATCGAAGATTTGGGCACGGTTCAGATGCCCTACGCTCGGCTGCACTACGCCTCGCACCGAGGCTTCCCGTTTCTCGTGCCGTCCGAGCACCCTAGCGATGTGGTGACCGGCGAACTCTATCGGCTCCCGCTCAACCGTCAGGTGATCTCCATGTTGGAGATGGAGCAAAACGCTGGCTACACCATCGAGGAGTTGAGCGTGATTTTCGGCGAGGGCGAGATGCCTGCGACCGTGTGCGTTTGGAACCGAGACGGCTACGGCGATGCTGTGCCGGAGAACGACTGGGTTCGTGCCACCGAGGGGTGGTGGAACTAATGACCAGAGCACTTGACCCACGCTTGCTCGCTCGCAACATGAGCGAGGCAGACATTGTGGCGGTGTCTGAAGCCTACGACACGCCGGAACATTTGGTTCGCACCATGAGCGACCTTGATCTGTGCTATCTCATCGGTTGCGAGTTGGATGAGTTGTCGTTCTACTTGTTCGACACCGAGGAATACGACAAGATTTTCGGCGACACGACGGACGACGATGGCTTCGATCAGGACGGCAGTTTTGATTTCGATGCTTGGGACGATGCGTTGGTTGCGCTCACGGAAAAGACCGTGCTGAACCCGAAGCCCACGCCTGAGCCAACGCCACTCTCGGTGTATGGCGGTTCATCGAAGGCATACCCGAACCCAAGATTTTCGCCCGCTAACAGCCACAAGCGAGCAGTCCCCCATCACTACGAGATCGTGAGGTAGCGGAATGACCGCATTTTCCTTCCGCCCAGAGTTGGACTGGTGGGACGCTTACGACGAGCCAGCGCAGCCCACCGACCCGAGCATTATTTTCGTGCCTGCCACCGCAGTCGTCGAACCTGAGCCGGAGCCTGAACTGTGTCCGACCTGCAAAGTTGTGCACGATGAAAAGTTTGTCGTGCCTCACGGTTACTACAGCCGCTACACCAACCACGGCTGCCGATGCCCAGAGTGCACCGATGCCCTACGGCTCTACCGCCAAAAGTATCGGCAGGCGAGAAGCATGGCAGACGGGAGGATTTGCTCGTGTGGTGATCCTCGCTGTCCTCGCCGTTCAGTCCGTCCCATCAAGCACGGGATTTCGGCCTACGACAACCACCGTTGCCGTTGCGAGATTTGCGTGACGGCGATGCGGGAGTATCAGCGCAAGCGTCGTCAGCGTCTTAGGGACGAGGCTCAGTTGGGCAAGTAGGGCTTTGGAATGTAGAGGGATTTTGTTGCCTCTGCCACCTTTGCCGCTGCCTGCGCTTGTTGGACTGCGCCGTGGTATTCGGTGTCCACGCCATCAGCCAAGATTTCCAGCACATCTTGGACTGACTTGCCCGTGATTTCGGAAAGGGAGTGGATCGCTCGGTTGAGCATCTGCCGTTCGATGGCGTGGATTTTCCGAATGGCTTCGATACCAGCATCAACGGCTACCTTCTCGGCGGCTGCGTCGTCCAACCCCTCGGGCATTGGGTTCTCGCTAGGGTCGGTCACGGCGTAATCCTCTCATTACCTCGTCGGGCACTCCGACATTTTCCCCTGCGACGATCATGGCAGCGTTGAGCCGCTTCATGATTTCGTCGTAGCGTTCCTGAGCATGTGGCGCAACCGAAACGGTGCAGCCCATTTCAGCAAGGTTGTCGCACAGTTCGTTCCATGCGATCTTTTGGAGCACGATCAAATCTACGGCGGCGGCTAAGGCGGCTTCCGTAGCGACAGCGATTTGGATTTCGGGGTCAAGTGCCGTGAAATCCGTAAGTTCTGGCTCTTGGATTATCCCGAGGCGCAGAAGCAGTCGTCTGGCGAGCGTCATGCGGCAACCCTACATGAGATTTGATGCCCGTTCACGCTTTTTCACCATCTTTGTAGCGGTTCACTGCCCGGACGACCATGTTGATCGTCTCGGTAGCCACTTGCTTCGTGGAGGCGAACAGGATTTCGTTGCCGTTGCCGTCCTCGATGACCCATTCGGAAGCATCGGGGTCTGAGTAGGCTCGCCACGGCGCAGGGTTTGGATCAAAAGGGTTCATAGGTTCCCCAGTCCCAGAGATGCGGCTTGTCCACTGAGAAGGCGATGTAGATTTTTCCAGCAACGGAGTCGGGCGTTTGGCGGACGACCTCTCGAACCTCATAACCGGCGGCTTTGGCGTTGTAGAGTGCCTGCTCGTCGGTGATTTCGCTGCCAGCGAAGGCGAAGGTGATGGGTTTTGGAACGGCAATGATCCAACGCTCGTCCCCGTCTTGTATCCATTCGCCGTAGGTTTGCCAGCCAGCATTTTCGGCAAGGCGCACAGCGTCGTCGGGAGTGACCGTCTCGTCGGTGTCGGTTGAGATCGGGACGGTGCTGAGGAACACGCCATCGGCGTTGAGTAGTGCGATGCACACATTTTTTTCCTGCGAGAGCACGAGAAGCGTCGTCATGGCAGGAAGGCTACTAGATCAGCCACATCTTGCGCTTTGGAGTGGAGCCGCCCAACATTTTCTCCGGCTCGGACTTTGGCGATGAACTCGTCGCCGCTCATGCCCAACTTGACCTCGGCGAACTGTCTGATGCCGAGCAGGATTTCGGCAGGGCTGAACTCTGCCCTGATCTCCGCCTCTAAGCCGTCAAGTTCGTCGTCCATACGACAAGGCTACTCCGTGAGTGCTGCGACAAGATTTTCCGCCGCCTCTTTCGCCTCCGTATCGGTGTCGAAGATGAAGTCGTTGATGTAGATGCCGGATTTTTGGAAGCCCACACTGAACCACAGCAACCATCGTGGGTAGATGTAGCGTTCGCCTCGCTCGTCCCACTTGTGAGACTCCACATAGCAGTAGATTTTCCCGCACTCGCCGATGTATTGCTCGGCGATCCGGTCAGAGCCGACGAGGGTGTAGCCCTCTTGCTTGCGCCATTGGATTTTCGTCACAGCCCCAACTTTCGGTAGAACCTCAACTGCTCGATGCAGGATCGAATGTCGTCTAGCGCACGGTGGGCTGTCTCGCTAGCGGATTTTCTCCACTCGGAGTATGCCTTCCCGTGCCAACGCTTCGCCAACTCGCCGAGCGTCGAAACGTCAATGTTGCGGTGTCCAAACCGCTTAGCGAGGGTGGGCATGTCCCGCTCGATGAAGCGGCGGTCGAAGTGGACGCTGTTCCCGCCCATCGGGCTGCCCTTTGGAACGCCACAGCCATCGAGGAAACCGAGGATTTGGATTTCCGCCTGACGCACCGACACGCCCTTGCTGAGTTCGGCGAGCAGACCGGATTTTGTGTGCATCTTGGTCACGAAGTCGTCCATGCGGCGGAGCGCACGACGCTTTGGCTTGATGACGATGGTTTTTTCGGCGATGGTCTGCAAGTCATCGTCAGTCACCACGACTGCGATTTCGAGCAGAGCGTCCTTCCCGTAGTCCAACCCCGTCGTTTCCGTGTCTATCCATGTGAACATAACCCTAGTTTAGCAGATGGGTGTAGCACCTGACGGCAACCACACATTTTCGTTGCGGCGCAGCGGTGCAACATCGGGCATCGGGCGGTCAAGGGTCACGATCTCCACGCCTGCTTCCTCCAACATTTTCTCTGCGGCGTTCGTGCTGTCGCTCCAATGCAGGTGCTCGGTGCTCACATAGCGGACGAGCGTAGATATTTCGGCCTGAATGATGGCTCGGGCACAGTCGGCACAAGCAGCCCATACAGCGACGAGCATCATGTTTTTTGTTGCGATGCCGTGTCGTGCCGCAGCGTAGATGGCATTGCGCTCGGCGTGCTCGACGAACAGATACTTGCCCGGTCGCTCCCACCGTTCAGGATTTTCCTGCACCCCTGTCGGGAAGCGATTTACCGCCAGCGTCTCGGGTGCGACCCCTCGCCACGGATTTACGATGACCGCAGCATTTTGGGTGGACGGATCAGGCGACCCCTGAGCAGCGTCCATGACGAGACGCATGATTTCGTAGGCGTAAGCCTCGTTCACTTTTTTTTCGGCAGGAATGATGCGACAAGTTGGAAGGTGCAAGCGATGGCGAACGACAAGCAGAGCGCACCGATGGCGGATTTCCAGCCCCACATGAGGTAGGCGAAGATCGGTCCGACCGCCATGACCCAAACGGCAGCGATGATGACCAAAATCAAGATCAGGGCAAGCAGGTTGGCGAGGGTTTTCATGAGATCACTCTCCGAATGACGAGATGCACATAGTCATCGCTGTAGGGGTAAATGCCACGCACACGGATTTCGTCGCCATCGTCGAAGGTGGCTGTGCCGGTATCAAAGTGGCTGTCGAACAGACCGGCGGATTTTTCCCAGAGTGCTGACGGGAAGTTCCGTTCGAGGTATGCGCCGAGTTCTAAAGTGCTACTGACGAAGGCGGCACATTTTTCCGGCATCTCACCGTCGTCGGCAGGCTTGTAGATTTCGTAGCGGGTCATAAACCGAAGGTTAGCAACTCCGGTGGAGTGGTGCAACTACCTAGCACTCCAAAAGGATCGTGCTGTCTGGCTCGTCCTCTTTGTTCAGTCCAACTACGAGGACACCCTCCCCTTGGGCACCTAGCCATGTCTCATGGAAGTAGTGGAGATGCCCGTGAAATGCCCGCTGCGCTCCGCAAGCATCGAGCACCTGTCGGAGTAGCGTTTGCCCGACAAAGGCGTTCTCTGCGGCTCCGGTGCCAAAAATGCGGTCGAGGTAGGGAGCGACCTTCTCCTCGTCTTGGATGCCACGAGGAATGTCGTGACTGAGCAGCACATCAACCTGTCCGGCGGCGAGAGCACGCTCAACATCTTCATCGGTGATCGCTTCCTGCGGCCACCACGACACGCCTTCTCGACGGTTGGGCTTGTCCACAGAATACGCACCGCCCATCGCCAGAAAGGTCGTAGAACCTATGGACAACTTGGAACCCCTGTGGAGGTGGAACACGCCGGGCGCAACCTCACGATGCCCGTTCTCGTCTTTTGGAATAGCGTAGAGCAGGTCGAAGTTTTCGTGATTTCCGTCAAGGAAGTGAAATCTTATTTCACTTTGCCGGACAAAATCCGCTACGAGGTTCGTGAACGCACATTTTCCATCGTCGAGCCGCCAGCCAAATCCAAAGTCGCCTAGTTGGATAATCGCCGAGGCTCCGGCGTAGTGCGCCTGTAGGAACGCTCGCTGTAGAGCATTGACGTTCCCATGAAGATCGCCGACGAGGAGAACTGACGGTTCGGGCATTGGGACAGCATAGCCCTCCCTGCGGCGATAAGTGAAATACTGTAAAGTTTTGGATCGTGAACCAACTCCCCGAGTGCAGCGTGGATAGCGTCATCGCTGAAATGCCGCTAGAGGGCATCGGGATCGAGTTGTGGGTTGAGTGCCTCCGTGTCCTAAAGCCGGGCGGCCATGTAATCGCCATTTCCGAGCCGAGGCAGTATCACCGTGTCGCCGTAGCCATCGAAGATGCCGGTTTCGAGGTTCGTGACCAACTGATCTGGCTCCACAAGCGTCACAACTCCGCAGTATTGGCTCGCAAGCCCCTAGAGGGAACCGTTGCGTCCAATGTGCTGAAATACGGGGTTGGGGCGATGAATATTGACGCTTCGAGGGTCGGGGCGGAGGAACGCACCTATGACCTCACGATGACCTCCGGCAACTTTGAAACCACCGGCGGCGGCAAGAACAAGAAGTCTGGCTCGGCAACCGTCACCGGAAGGTGGCCTGCCAATGTGATGATCTCCCACCTCCCTGAGTGCAGGATTATCGGACAAGCCCCAGACAGTTTTGGCGGCGGCTCGAAGGCAACATCGGGTTTCGTCAATGGATACGAGCACGATGGATGGACGGGGCAAGTAGTTTCCTCGCCGATTTACGAGTGCGCCGAAGGTTGCCCTGCTTTGGATTTTCCATCGAGCAAAGACGGGGTGGCGGGTCGGCGCAACGCAGGTGTCGGCATGTTCGATGTAGGTAGTCACGAAAAATGGGGCGGGTTTGGCGGTTCTGGCTCCGCAGCACGATTTTTTCAGCAACTCCCTTACACGGAGGACGAAATAGCGCACCTGTCCATTGTCCTCGGGAGAAAGCCCCTCGACGGCACCGTGGCGGCAAATGTTTTGGAATACGGGGTCGGCGGGATCAACATTGACGGGTCAAGGGTTGCAGGGAACATGGACGGAGTTTGGGGAACATCGAACGCCACCGTTGACCACGAAGGTCGGTATTTCAACGGCTCCATGAACCCAGAATACCGTTCGCAGAAGCACGAACTTGGTCGCTGGCCTGCCAACGTCATCCACGACGGTAGTGAGGAAGTGCTGGCAGGGTTCCCCGTCAGTAAATACGGAGTAGCGGGAAAAAGCAGCGCAGTAGGCATGTTTGGTGTCGGTGTCCATGAAAGGTCGGGCGGTTATGGTGGTAGCGGCTCAGCCGCACGATTTTTCGCCACCGCCCCAAAGCCGATTTCACTATTCCGCTACCTCGTGAAACTGATTACCCCACTCGGCGGCGTAGTTCTCGACCCATTCGACAATCCAACCATCGCTGAAGCGATTTCAGCAGAGGGTATGACTAAGGCAGGAGACAAGTAATGCTGCTTCGTGGCAACTGTTTAGAACTTGTGGCTGAGATGCCAGACAACTCGGTGGACTCCATCGTTACCGATCCGCCCTACGAACTTGGCTTTATGGGCAAAGCGTGGGACAACTCCGGTATTGCTTACTCGGTGCAACTGTGGACCGAGTGCCTGCGTGTGCTGAAGCCGGGTGGACACCTGCTTGCCTTCGGTGGTTCTCGCACGTATCACCGCCTTGCCTGCGCTGTCGAAGATGCTGGCTTTGAGGTTCGTGACCAGATTATGTGGCTCTACGGGTCGGGCTTCCCGAAGTCGCTGGACGTGAGTAAGGCAATAGACAAGCAAGGTGGTGAAAACATTGGGTGGTTCATTGACCTTTGCCTAAAGGTGGCAGAGGAAAAGGGTATTACCAAGAAACAACTAACCGATTTGTTCCCGTCAAAAAACGGCAAAACAACGGGCTGGCTTTACAACAAGGCTTCGCACGCCCAATCTATTTCACCAGAACAGTTCAACGTTTTGCGTGATTTTCTTGATTTGCCATACGCCGACCTAGCGGAAGCAAAGCGTGAAATAGTGGGCTACAAAGAAGCCGGTATGGGTTCCGGTGAAACATTTGGTATGCGCCAAGCAGAAGGCGACAATGCTAATGCCAACAAAATAGTTCCAATCACCGCACCAGCCACTCCCGAGGCTCAACAATGGCAGGGCTGGGGAACGGCACTCAAACCTGCTCACGAACCAATCGTCGTTGCTCGTAAGCCCCTTACCGGAACAGTTGCCTCGAACGTGCTGGAGTGGGGAACGGGTGCGCTGAACATTGACGCTTCACGAGTTGGTGAGGCTGATGGATTCGGCGGTGGAGCCAAGGCTACTTCCGGCTTTGTGAATGGCTACGAAGGCGACGGATTTGTGGCAAGCACTCAAGGTCGCTGGCCTGCCAACGTCATCCACGACGGTAGTGAGGAAGTGCTGGAGGGGTTTCCGATAACGGCAAGCACTGGCAACGGCTCAAAGTCAGGTCATCGCAAAGGTGGCGCAAGCACTAATAGCGTTGGTCTATCTGGCGTCAAGAATGCCATTGACGGTTATGCCGATGGTGGCTCCGCAGCCCGTTACTTCTACTGCGCTAAGGCCAGTAAGTCCGAGCGCAACGCAGGGTTGGAAGGGTTGCCTGAACAAATGCTGACAGGGCGTGACGAGGGGCAAGACGCTATGCAAGTGCCGTACAAGACCCGTTCCAAAGTCACCGCCAACATCCACCCAACCGTCAAGCCCATCGCCCTCATGCGCTACCTCGTCAAGATGGTCACGCCTCCCGGTGGCACAATCCTTGACCCGTTCCTCGGTAGTGGCACAACTGCCTGCGCTGCCATCATGGAAGGCTTTGAATGGATTGGCTGCGAGATGACTGAGGATTACTGGCCGATCATCAAGGCTCGGACGGCGTGGGCTGAAAAAGAGTACGCTAAGCAAGTCGAAGCCATCACACCTGACGCACCGACACTTTTTTAGGAGAGGATTTCACTATGGGGAACGGACCGATCAACTGGTCGCTGAGCGTGATCGTCAAGAACGGGGCTGAGCACATCGCTCAGACGCTCGAAAGCGCAAAGGTGTTCTGCGACGAACTCGTGGTGGTGGACACCGGTTCCACCGACGATACGGTTGCCATCGCCAAGGCGCATGGGGCACGGGTATTTCACTTTGAGTGGATCGACGATTTTTCGGCAGCCCGCAACGAGGCCATCAAACACTGCCGGGGCAAGTGGATCATCTGGCTCGACTGTGGCGACATTATCCCGCCCAAGGCTTCCTCTGGCTTCCTCTCGCTCAAAGACCACCTCGCCAAGACGGTCGAGAAGGTGGACTTCGTGTGGTGCAACATCAACCGAGGCATCACCGACGACGGAGCCGTGGTGTTCAAGTTCAACACGCCCCGTGTGTTTCGCAAGGCGACGGGGACGCAGTGGATCGGGGCGGTTCACGAGTATCTCGATTTCTCGAACCAAAACGCAATGCTCTGGCAGGACGCATGGGTGGACGACCCGCTCGCACTGAACAACGCACCGACGGAGCGCAACATCAAGATTTTGCGGCGGCTCCTCGACGAGGGCGACACCACGACCCGCACCGCCTACTACTACGCCAACGAACTGCGTGACCACAAGCGGTGGGCTGAAGCGGTGGAAGCCTACGACCACTTCCTCAACATGAACTATTTTTCATGGGAGCATTACGACAGCCTGATCTCGCTCGGCAACTGCCACCGCCAACTCGGTTCGGAGGAAGCGTCGTGCGATGCGTATTTTCGTGCGCTCCGATTTGATGCGAGCCGTGCCGAAGCGTTCATGGCTCTCGGCGACCTCGCCTACGAGAAGCAGAACTGGCGATCTGCGATGGCGTTCTACAAGGCGTGCGTCGGCATGGTGCGACCCATCGAGGGTTTCGTTTTGGAAACGTGCTACACTTGGCTCCCTCATGACCGGCTCGCCGTATGCTACGGCAACCTCGGTATGCTCGACGATGCCATCGCAGCGACGAACGAGGCACTTCGCCTACAGTGCCCCGAACGCAGCCGCCTATTCATGAACCTGACGATGTTCCTCGATGCGAAGAACGGGATCGTTCCGCAGCAGCCTCAGCCGCCGGTCGCTCAGCCCTCGTAGTCTCCGCTCGGATGCTTCTCGCTCGTCGAGATCAGGAACCCGAGAACCAGCGTGAGGACGGCGTAGATGATGACCGTCCACATAGCACTGAGGAACAACTGACCATCGAAGGTGCGAGCGTTTAGTCTGTCCGCTCGGAACGACACGAAGGCTGCTGCCCAAGTGAAGGCTCCGAGGTGAACCCACTTCGCCCACGGCTTCCAACGGAGCCGACGCTTGCGACCATGCTTTGCCTTCGTCACAGCACCACCTCCACCTTCTCGCTGTGATCCTCACCGAGGACGAGCGTGGCAGGGAGCGAACGGGCGAGCCGTCCGAGTTCCACCGACAGCACCATCGCTGCTTCGCACTGAACTTCGCTCGAACCCTCCGGCCAAGCAATATCGGCAAGATACGCCGATGCCTTTTCTAGGGCAGTTGCTTCCTCGCCTGTGTAAGCCATGTCTCTCTCCCGTGTAGTAGGTGGTCGCTGCACTGCTTCGCCATGATACACAACTACGGTTTAGTCGTCAAATCATAGTGAGGGATTTTCTGTCCGGCGGCTTGTATCACACTAGACAGATAGCGTCAAGTCTTTTGAGTGGGCGCATGAGGATCGCCGTTGGCAACTCTCGATGGCTTTCTCATGGCTTGTTGCAGAGAAAGCGTAAAGCCCTTTATTTGCAAGGGTTTCCAAATGACTTGCACGCACTACTCAACCCTGCTACAGTTTGTTTGTCGGCAACAAGGCCGATACGGACAGGGAGAACAAGATGCCCGCAACGAACCGCCCAGCGCAGTACCGCCCGAGCCGCATCTCCGCTCGGAACACCTCGGCGACGCACGCTCGTCAAGACAGGGCGCTTGCCCTCCGTGAAGCCGGATACTCCTACGCCACCATCGCACAGCGACTGGGCTACCGTGCAGCACAGGGCGCATCGGAAGCCTGCCGTGCCGCTCGCAGCCGTCAGGGTCAGGTGACGCAGGCGGTCGCATCGGTCGCATCGGTCGCTCCGGTTGCCACGGTCAGCGGCGTTCCCTCGATCCCCTCTAACCGCACCTTCGGTTGTGAGTTCGAGTTCAAGGGCTTGTCCATGCAGAGTGCTATCCGCACGCTTCGTGACGCAGGGGTGGATGTGGAGTCAGCGACCCACTACCGCCACGATGTTTCGACCATGTGGAAGATCGTGCCCGATGCTTCGGTGGCTTCCGGCTGCGAGTTGGTCAGCCCGATCCTCCGTGGTCAGGATGGCTTGCAGGCGGTCATGACCGCACTCACCGCCATCATGGGCGCAGGTGGTCATGTGGATATGCAGTGTGGCTTCCACTTGCACGTTGGCATGGACGGTTTGACCGGTGCTCAGATCATGAGCATCTTCGACCTCTACGCCATGAACCAAGCCATCATCAACGGGTTGGTTCCGCCGAGCCGTCGCAACGCCTTCTACGCTCGGGAGATCGTCCCGACCACGAACCAGCGCATCGCCGGTGGAGCGTTCGAGGAAATCCGTCAGGCGGTCACTCGTCACGCTATCCGTCGGGCGACGCAGCACCGTGAGAAGTACCGCACGATCAACCTCAACGCTTACGCCCGATACGGAACCATTGAGTTCCGTCAGCACCAAGGCACGCTCAACGGCAAGAAGGCTGTTCAGTGGATTTGCTTCGTGCTCGCCATCGTCGAGGCTGGCATCGCCGGCAACCAGACGGCTTACGCCAACATTGACGAGTTGCTCGGTGGGCTTGACCTCGACAGTGAGAGCCGTCAGTTCCTCTCGCAGCGAGCAGCACGGTTCGCAGCAGCGAACTAGCAGTAAGGTTCCCACCCTCTCAACTTGCGAGGGGGTGGGAACTGTAGTATCCTATAGCAACCGACCCCAAACCGAAAGGAAAAATCCATGTGTGGCATCGCAGGATTTTGTTTGAACCAAGATGAGAAGTTGGACGCACGGAAGTTGTCCATGTCCCTTCTCAATGAGATCGCTTCTCGTGGCCGTGATGCCACCGGAGCAGCGTGGGTGCAGATCGACAAAGAGACAAAGGTAGCGGGTATCCATGTGAGCAAGGCTCCCGTTCCCTCTCGGCTGTTCGAGCCGTATCTGAAGTCCATGCCGAAGTCCACTCGGCGTGCTGTCCTGCACACCCGTTGGGCTACGCAGGGTTCGCCGCAGAACAACGGCAACAACCACCCCATCGTCAGCGGCAAGATCGTGGGCGTGCACAACGGCGTTCTGAGCAACGACGATGCGGTGTTCTCGCACCTCGGAGCGCAGCGTCGTGCTGAGGTGGACAGCGAAGCAGCCTTCGCCCTGATCGACCAAACCGTTTACCACCCTGCCGATGTGCTGCGCTCGCTCCAAGGTCGTGCTGCGCTGGCGTGGCTGGACGCACGAGACAAGCGTGACCTGCACCTCGCTCGTGTGGACGGCAGCCCGCTCGTGCTCGGCGCAACGGCGAAGGGTTCCATCGTGTTCGCCTCCACCATGCCTCTGCTCGTGCAGGGCACGCAGCGGTCGGGCGTGGAACTGTCGTGGGTCGAAGAAGTCGAGCCGATGACCTACCTCCGTATCCGCAACGGCGATATCGCCGACTGCTTCGAGATCGGTCAGAGCAAGAAGGAGATCGCATCATGAATGTCCCCGTCATGTATCCACCCAAGGCTCTTTGGACGGTGGTGTGGGGCGGCGAAACCTTTACCGCTCCCTCCGCCTTCGACATTCTCGCCACCATCGGCGAGCGGTCACACAACCCAATGGATCACAAGCACCCGAAGCGTGGCATCGCTTATCGGCTGTTCATGCAGTATCGGGTTCTGCTCAACGACGACATGGAGGACGAGGTGTTCCTCGCCAAGTTGGCGGAATACGGCATCATCGAACTCTCCGTCACCGGACAAAAGCCGAACGACGTGCTCCAAGAAGCGTGGGATTTCTCCGCCGCATGGAACGGTGTCGAATGACCTATCTACAAGCGACCAGTCATGAGGAGGTGATTTCTATGACTACCGAAACTCTCGCATCGCAAATGAGCGAAGCCATCATCGTCCTGCTGAACGGCGACAAGGCGCAGGCAACGAAGTTGGTTGCCACCGTCCTGCAAGGACTCACCGCTCCGAGCGCAAACACGAAACCCACGGCAGCGGTTGTGCCGAAGGCGGTTGTTCCCCGTGCCCGCAAGGTGAGCCGCAAGCGTCGTCCCTACCGGGCTTTGACCGGCGCACGGCTCGATGCCTTCAACCAAAGTGTTGTCGCTGGGCAGCGCATCGCTCCGTTGGCGAAGGCGTTTGGCATCAGTGAGCCTACGGCTTACCGCTACGCCAAGCGTGCCATCGAGCACTACACGGCTCCTGCAACTCAGGAAGTCCTGATCGTCCCATAGTCCCTCCTGACTACGGGAACCGAAAGCGACGGAGGTTCGAGATGCCACTCGGCCTCCGTCGCTTGCCGTTCAAATCGACCAGACGTTGTTCTGCATCAGCCCGATGGGAGCGATGGCAGATACTCCCTGCTTCGGCTTCTTGCCCTGTAGGTTGAGTTCAGCCAACGCCCACACGAGAGCGTCCACACGGTCAGGCGATTTCGAGCCTCGCCCGCTCCCCTCTTTTGGAACCCATGTCGTCATCTGTTCCTCCAACTCGGCGAACTGCAACGGGTCGCCTACATGGTGGATGCGCCCCTGCTCGTAGAGAGCCACGATAGGTTCCGCTCGTGCCTTCTTGTTCTCGATGGCGTTGGGGCGGTGGATCGGCAAGTCGGAGCGCACTGTCCGCAAGGCCATTTCCAAAAGTTCCCGTCCGGCGTTGTTCTCAACGACGATGATGTTGGCGTTCCATTCGTCGTAGAGGTCCACGACAACCTTCACCCACCGGTCAATGGAGTTCTTGTTGGACTTGGGCGGCGTGGCATCTTGCAGGACGTAGCCGTGAGCGGTGCAGGATGGTATCACACAAGTCGAGGGCTGGTGGGGACCGGAGGCGACAACGATGATGCCCGTTTCGTCTGCGTCCTCGCCCGAGGTGATGGCAGGGTCAACACCGATGACGATTTTGGTGAACTGCTCGGGGTGTATTTCAATCATGCCGGTTCCAACATGGCTGGCTTCCAAAACTCACCACGGGCGTTGTCGATCATCTCCATCGTCCACAGCGCACCTTCCACATCGGTCAGCAGGACACCTTTGAGTTCCTGCTCGCCGATCCGTGTGCCCTCATACGAAGCGAGCACCTGCTCACGGAACGCCGGAGCGAGGTTGTCGAGGTTCTCGTAGGTCGAGCCGTTCGTGACGACCGTGGTGCGCCGCTCCATGACTTGCCGAACCAACTTGACCCGCTTCGGGGTCGTGGTCACGAGGCATCGAGGCATCTGTCCGAGGCGAAGTCCAAGCATGAGGTTGTTCCAACTCGTGTCCAAGGTGTCGCCCTTTGGAGCATCGGTCCACGCTGCCAACTCGTCGCAGTTGTGGACGAGGATGCCGCCAGCGAAGAACTCGTGTGCTCCCTCAACCGTGAGATCGTAAACTGCGCCTCTCTGCCCGTTCTGAAATACGGCGGAGACGGAGGTGCTCGTTGCTACAGGCTTTGGAGCAGAACCTCGCTCGCATACCGACGCTTTCGTAGTGAGTTCCACACTGATCGCAGACGACGGGCTGTGGCTTGCGGTTCTTCCAAAGTGCTTCGGCACCCATCTTGGCAAGACCCGGCTGAGCCGTGAAGCCACGCTCCTCCATATGGAGCCTGATGTGGTCGGCTCGCAGCATGACCCGCAGGTTGTCGGGTGTGTTGTTGGAGGGGTTGTGGTCGATGTGGTGCACGATCTCGTCAGGCGTGAGCCGCCTTCCGTTGCAGTGCTCCCACACGACGACATGAAGCAGGCTCCCTGTCCGGTCTTTGTAGTAGCCGCTTTTGGAACGGTGCCAGCGGCTTCCGTCCCACTCGATCCACGCTGCGGGTCCGTATGTGAAATCCATGCCAGCACTCTATCGCTTGGAACGATGCTCTCGGCGAGCACCCAGTCCCCATTGACCCAGACACGGTGGTTCGGGGTGCACCGCAGGACATTGCCCGACTCGGTGTGGATTTCCAGCACCTCTGCGTCAGGGTTCGTCATTGTGGCGGCGAGGACTTGCTTCCAGCCATCACGGGTGGCGACGAGATCGCCGACAACGACTTGTTCGATGGGGATTTCACCCCGAGCGGTCGTCACGAGTTCGCCTTCCAAAACACACCACGCTGCGTCGTGCTGCGGACCACGCAACTGCGAGGGGGCGGCAGCGGAGTAGGTGAACGCCTGTGCGCCGTTCGGCCAGATCAGCCGCCGCTTCGTCGGCTCGTGCTGTGGGCGCACATTGGGCGGGGAGCAGTTCATAATGCCGCTGTCCCCGTAGATCATCACATCTCGAACATCGGCAGGGGTTCGGCCTACGAGGGCGATGCGCTTGTAGCCTTGGTTCCACACCAAGTCCAAAACCCACTCCGCTCCGGCTCGTGTCTTGCCCGTCCCACGACCGCCGCTGAAAAACCATGTGAGCCACGGGCTTGTATTGGACTCGTCGGCGGGTGGTCGCTGCGGGGTTCGAGCGTGCTTGCAGAACGGCGTGTGCTGTCCGTCAATGGGGTGCTCGCACCAGTGAAATCCCACATGGGGGTTGCCGTTGCAGGTTTCACGGGCGCAGAACCACCGGCGGGGCGGGGTGCGCTCGATCTCCTCCAACTCTCGGAACACGATGGCGAGTTCCTCGGGCTTCAGCCCGGTCAGGATTTCACGACGTTGATCTTTGTTGGCACCGAGAAGGCGTTGGACGACGGGGTTCATGGCTTACGGAAGAAGGACACCAGTAAGACGAACAACACGCCGCCGCCAAAAGCCGCCGCATACTGCTTCCATTGGTCAAGGAGGAACGCTGCGATCATGGCATTATTCTACCTTCCTATAGGAAATGGATCAGTGCTTCCGCAGCCAGACTTGCTGCCCCTCGTGGAGGACCTCGTAGTATCTTCCAAAAGTCGCCAGAAAAGCGTCAATAGCAAGTTTGGGTTGGTCGGCATCTACTCCGGTTCCCGCCGACCACGAGTAGTCGTCGAAGGCAAGTATTCCACCGTGCTTCAGTCCAGCGTCAGCGTTGATCGCATCTCGGAGAACCTGATGCGAGCGATGGTCGCCGTCAATGTAGATGAAGTCGTATTCCTCAACGGGGCAGGCCATACGGAAGAAGTCGTCGGAGGTCATCTTGAACGCCGACACCTGCCCGAGGGCAAGCCAATGCTTCAATCGCTCTCGGTATTCCCGCTCTACCTCAGTGAAATCAAGGGCTTGATGCTCCGCTTCATCGCTTCCAAGCCAAGTATCTACATCGTCGAGCCGTGATCCCTCGTCAGTAAGCAGGAAAGCAAGCAACCACTCCGACGCATGACCGACATACGCCCCAACTTGCAGTGCCGTGAAATCCTTTGCCCCAAACAGGGGCGACAGTTGCTCAACAAAGGTTCCTCGAACATGATCGAACCAGTTTGGAAGTCCCATGAGGGAAGATTACCAATGTTTCACGCTCCCCGTGTGAAACAACCCCCCTATAGTCCCCGAAATAGGCTGCCAAAGTTTTGTGGGGTTGGGATTACACCACACTCAACCGTAGTTTAGTCTCCGAAACTGAGCCGTTGTGTAGTGAGGGGGTCACCCTGCGGCAAAATCCAAAAAGTCGCTTGAAATATCCTGTGGAGGGTGCGCTGTGAAATCACCTCCCACCTCCTAGGGAGACAACCCACGCCTGCGTGATGCGATCCAAAGTTGTTGCAGAACTTGTGCATGACTTGTGCATGACTTGTGCATCGTTCGTGCATGGCTTCGCTATAGCGTTTCGTAGATAGCGTTCCCTGTCTTATAGCACTTGTCTATGTGGAGTGAAATCCTATGGGGGGTATGCGTGTGTGCGTGTGCCATACAGGGGGGGGTATCTCGACCACCTGACTTGCAGCGTCCCTGTGGAGGGGCTATCATGGCAGGTATCGCATTGGCAGGGTTTCCTTGTTCCCCGGCCTGTGTGTATGCAGTGCACCGACCGCTGACGGCGACTGTGGATAGCGAGTTGCCCCCGGTCCTGTCCACCGGGGGCTTCTTGCTGTAAGGGCTAGGCTTCCAACTCTGCGTCTTGGACTACATCTGCCTCTACATAGCGTTGCTGTAGGGCTTCCAACTTCCGCATGACGCTATCGGCATCTACTTGGATCGGACCGCCCTCTGCTCCGGTGACTTCGGTGCGGACTGTCCTGCCCCACTGTGGGTTGTTGGTGCGCTCTAGATACCACGCTGCCGCCTGCCACTGTGTCGTGGATGCTGACCTGATGACCTCAACGGCGTTGATCTCTGCCCGTGCCCTCGCCTTTTCTACTTCTAGGGCGTAGTCCACAAACTGCTGTTCGTAATCGTCGTATTCACGATCCTCTGCGATGAGGTCGTTCCCTCGCTTTAGCCACACTTGGAGCGTGCTGGGGTTCAGCCCTACGGCCTTAGCGACCGTGCTCAGGTAGTTCCCTCTCCGTAGGAGGTCGGTGATGGTGGCGGTCATCTCAGGGGTCAGTAGGGTCTTGCGCCCTACACGGGGCTGCGGTGCCTCTGCTCTGGCCTTTGCTCGCTTCTCGGACACGCCTAGTGGCTTCTTCTTCGGTAGTGGGTAGGTCGTCTCAGGCACGGTTGCGGGTGCGGAGAGTGTGCACCACTTCGTCGAGCACCTGATCGGTGGTTTCAAGAGACTTGACGAGGTTGGTCACACGGTCGTATTGGGTCTTGTCGTTGTGCTCTACCAGTGCGAGGAGGGCATCGAAACGGGTGTTCAGGTGTGCGATTTCACGACGGAGTTGCTTCTTCTTCATCGCTTTGGCTCTGCGGTCGTGGAGGTGGGGTCGTCAAGGTCGCACGCCTTGGCGATGCTCTGTTTGTGCCGCCATTCCCCTGTAGGGGCGTGCTCAATGGTGGCTCCGCAGAAATGGCACTTCTCGTCAGTCATGTTCACTACTTTACCCCCGTTTCGGCGTTTAGGCTGTGGTGAGTGCGTGGGTGTTGATCTCACGGAACTCGTTCTCTGCGGCGAGGGCTTCCTCATAGGTGCTGAAATAGCCGAGGTGGTAGCGAACACCGTACATGGTCACTCTGGCGTGCCACGGTTGGATAAGTCCGGGGTGTTGCTTGGAGCGGTTAGTGGGCATTGTTCCTCATTCGTGCTGGTCGGACAGGGTTGGGGTTGGGACCGGGCTTCTTGCGGGGGTTTGCAGCGTCGAAGGCGGCTTCTACGGCTCGTGCTTCCTCTGCGGTGGCGTAGTAGCCCAAAGTGATGTATCCGCCTCTGTAGCGGCGGGCTACGAACGGCTTGCGGACTTTTGGAGTGGTCGGATCAGCCTTTTGCCGGTTGTTGTTGATGGCGGCGGGGTAGATGGCGGCATACGCCTGTTCTTCGTCCCACGCTTCGTCGTAAGTGCTGAAATGTCCGAGGTAGGTGCTCTGTCCGCCACGCTTCACTCTGGCGACCCACGGCTTTGCCTTGTTTGGTTGGTGGGAGGGCATGGTGGATACCTTAGCCAAAGTGGGGTTGTGCGGTCAAGTTTCGATGCGGAAGAACTTGGCTTGCGCCTTTGGAACGCTGATGAACTCCTCGCCCTGTGTGTAGATCGTCTCTTTGACGACTTTCTGGGCTTGGACGATGATTTCACCACTAATGGCGAGGGCGATGGTGCGGTCGTGGTTCAGCATGACGAAATGGGTGTTTTGGATAGGTGCGGCGGCCTCATCCGTGAACTTCGCCTTGCGCCCGGCAAAGTGAACAGTGCTATACGGGAAATGGGTGCCTTTCCAGTTGTGTTTCACCTCCACCTCAAAGGCATACGGCTGCCCATCACGCTCGGCGAGAACGTCGATCCCGTATTGGTCGGGGTTCACACGGGGGTTGTGAAATCGGTGGTTGGCGAGGTAGGCGATCAGTTGGTCTTTTGCGCTGTCGTCGTTGTCGTAGAGGGTTTGGCTGAACGGCTTACGGCTAGACATTTGGAGCCTCGTAGTCATCGCAGGGGGTGGTAATGGTCTTATCGAGGGCGCAGTAGTCGCAACCGCCGAAAGGGTGTGCTTCCTTAGCGTGTCCGCAGTAGCCGCATGGATCGCTCACCGTTTCCATCGTTCCATTTCAGCATCGTTGCTCTCTTGTTGTTGCGCCATAGCGTTGCCGAGGGCTTCCAAACAGTCCCACCAGCCTTCGCAGTAGCCCTTATAGTGGTCGCTCGCCGGTTCCCCGATAGTGTCGGGTGGTTCGGGCTTGTTGGCGAGGACACGCTCGTAGATAAGGTCTAGGAGCAACTTCTCCTGCCGGTTGATGTTGGCGATGATTTCTCGGCTCATTTTCCACCTTCCTTGGACAAAGTTGTTCCTGTAGGGGTAAGTTTCTCCCCGCACAGTGGGCAGTAGGTGTAGTCGATCCATTGGAAGTCGGGATTGGCTGCGCTCGGCAAGATTTCACTACCGACGATGTGCTTGCACGGGGGCGGCGTAGCGACTAACTCTGCTTCCACCCAAGCGTCATCACGGCCTTTGCTGTCCACAACCGTGTACACGGTGTCCACTTGGGTCACGGTGAGGTCGCCCAACTCAGGGTTCCCGATGAGCCGAACCTTGTCGCCCACCTTGAACTTCGGCGGCTGGAATGTATGGCTGGCAATAGTATGTGGCGGCATAACATCCTCGGTTGGCTCGGTGGTGGAAACTGCTTCGGCTAAACGCTCCCCATACAGGTCGTCCTCGCCGATCATGTCTTGGAGTGCCACTCGGTAGCCGTGTGCGTAGGCGGAACCGTATTCGCTAGGCGTGACCTCTTTGAGCATGAACCGAGCGTTGTCCACGAGGTCGTCGTAGAGGTTGAGTGCGTGGATCGTGTCGCAGGGCCAACCGTGCATACAGGAACGACACCACGGGCCAACCTTGCTCTCAAGGCACCGATGCTTGTATCGCAGGGCATCTCGCTCTTGCTGGTTCATAGTTTCTCTCCTGTCCATTCCAAATACTTGTTGAGGATGGTCAATGGCTCAAAGTGGTCGCTGCCATCTGGCAATACCCACGACCACTGGGACTGAGTTGCAATCACCCGACCAGTTTGTTCTCCAGCGAAGTGAGTGAACGTCACAACATCGCCCACCATTGGGTTATAGACCCCTGATGCCCTCATAGTTTCTCTCCACACTTAGGGCAGTAGGTGAAGTGCAGCCAGACGTTGATGCCTTCGGTGGTGTGAGGGATTTCGCCACCTTCTACGTGGTCGCATACTTCACGAGTGGTGGATACTTCGCTGCCGTGGTGAACTTCAGCCTCCCAAGCATCTAGCACACAGATGACAGCGCACTCTGGGTGCCACTTGTAGCAATCAAGGAAGTGAGTCCGGTGTTGCCGGAAACTTTCCCAATGCACTCTCAGGTCGTCTCGCTCTTGCTGGTTCATAACTTGCCTCCGAACAGCATTCGAGTATGACGAGCAGCCGTAGTCAATGCAGGGTCGGTTTTGTTACCCTTCTGACGCTCGGCGTAGGCCTCTCGGCGCTCCATCTCCTCGTCGTGGCTCTCAATGGCTCGCTCAATGCTGGCGGCGAGTGCTGCGTCCTCGTTGGTGTTGGTCGCTGCTGGCAAGTCGTCGTACCAACTCAAGATACGCTCGGCTTGCTCACGGCTTACCAGCAGGCGTATTGGGTTCTTCATCGCAGTTTCTCCCCGCACAGTGGGCAGTAGGTGTAGGGGAATGCCTTGCCGTCATAATCAGGGTCGCTCTGCCTGATGTGGCGGCACTTCCTTTCCACCAACTTCAGTTCATCTTGGGGCGTGGCAAGTGAATACGGCAGTGGTTTGGTCAAGGGGCGAAGCCGGTAGGCAACTACCACTTCCATCACCTCACAGTCCTCACCGACGAGGTGACGGACAGTATCGCCCACTTCATACTTGTTCGTGAGTATCACGGTTCTTCTCCTGTCAGTTGGGAATGGGTCATCGTCCGGGGCGGACAAACAGCGATGAGATAAGGATGGTGGCTACGAAGCCGAGCAAGAAGCCGTTCAGCATCAGAAGATCCTCGCTGGCACATGGTCGCCCATTGCGGCGAGGTCGGCAATGTCATCAGCACTCAATGGGTAGCCTCCATTCGCATCCACGCCCACGTCGATACAACGCCCACGCTTACGCCATGCACCGTGCGTGTGGCCGTGCAAAAGAAGGCCGTGTGGTGGCATCTGGGGTCGGTGTTCGTCGTAGCGGTCGCTCTCAGCCGTATCGCCCGAGGGTGGGAAGTGGCAGAGCGTGGCCGTTCCGAAGCCGAAGTCATCTCGGATTTGGTTGCTCAAGACATCAGCAAAGCCCGCATCAATGTAGCGGGCGATGGCATTGCGATACTTATTGCCGGTCACGCCGAACATCCGGTCGTGGTTGCCGGGAATGAGATACTTCGTGCCGTTCAGCAAAGAGATAAGGGCGAGGCTGTCATCCAACTTGCCCATGCAGACATCACCGAGGAGGTAGACCACATCATCGCTGGTGACTACGGAGTTGTAGCGAACGATGAGGTCGAGGTTCATCTCATCAACCGATGCGTAGGGTCGGCTCGTGTAGGCGATGATGTTCTGATGCCCGAAATGTAGGTCAGAGGTGAAGAAGTTCGCCATAACCCTACTCTAGCACTCCGAGCAGTGGGGGGTCAAGCGGAAAGTTCGCCTCGGTGATCCTCGATGAACCGAGCGACGGCACGCTCGCAGAACTCCTGCACAGTTTCACCGTTGCGGTCAGCCGCCTCCTTGATGAGGGCGTATTCCTCGTCGGTGAAATCAACCTCAATGTCTGCCATCTCAACCTCCATTTGTCCAGACAACTTCCACATTGCGCTTTCCACCAACGCTCGTGTTCTCTCGCAGGGGTCGGAAGGGCAGGTAGTCACCACCGGCTCCCTCGCAGGCGATGACTTGACCTTTGCGGCTCTGTATCCACGCTGCCAGCATCTCGTAGTCAATCATCTTGCTGCTGAACCGATAGCCGGTTCCGGGGTCTCCCTTGTATGGGGGGTCGATGAACCATGTCGCCTCAATGTCGGGGGCTGTAGTGAAATCGCCCTCCATGATTTGCCAGTGCTTGACCTTGTGGAGCGATTCGCTCATGGTGCGTCGGCTGTTGTTCCAGTTCTGCGCCATGATTTCGGTGACGGTCATCTGCTTGTAGCCGAACGCAGCCTTGCTCACGCAGTGCAGGATTTGCAGGAAATCTGCTGATTTCTCGCCCTTGGTCAGTGGGGGAAGGGCATCAACTTCGGCTTGGGTGGCATCGTTGATAAGCCATTTCCAAACCTCAACGACCTTTGGGTCACGCTCAACGAGGATGACTTGCTTCTTCCAGTTCTCGCCGTGCAGTGCGTAGGCTGCTGAACCGGCGAATGGCTCAATGATGGTGTCGAACGCTGGCTCTGGATACCACTTGGCGAGTCGCTTCTTGCGTCCGTAGTAGTAGAACACTTAGAAACGGCCTGTTGGAGCGTCTGGATGTCCAAGGATTTCTGGCTCCATGGCTGTGCAACGACACTTTTCCACCATGCACTTGCCCCAACCGTCTTGGTCGTGGTCGTCTAGTCCGTGATAGCAGGTGCAGCGTTCGTGGTCTGAGGGGATCGGGGTCGCCACTAGAACTCCTTTTCAGGTCGGCCTTGCTCAAAGACCAACGAATGATGCCCGAGGTCGAGGTAGAAACCCCACTTGCCGTCGAACTTTTGGATGTTCAGCCCGAACATCGGGTTGTAGTTGCGGAGTGTGTAGAACTTCATGGGGTTCCCGTCTTTGGATCGGTTAGTGGTGCGCCGAGGAGGTAGTGGGCGATTTCAGCATCGGTGTATGGGGGCTTTGTGCCGCACCAACACGGCTTATAGGCGTGGTAGCGGCCTGCTCGGACGATGACGGTCGTGTGCTCGCAGTGCATTGGTTCACCCCCGGTCTAGGCAACATAACCTACTACTGCTTTGCTCTTTCCACCAACCTACGCAACATCTTGACCTCGAACTTGACCATCGCCTTCTGCTTCTTCAGGTAGGCCAACTCAGCCTCTTTGTGGCGGAGTTGATCCATGAGTTCACTGATGTTGACTTGCTGAGGTGGCTGTGGTGCTGGCTCCGGGATAATGGCGCAGGGCATCGAGAACGGTGGGGCGTGCATCCACTCCCCGTTGCTCAGTAGGACAATGGGCTGGTTGCAGTTCACGCAGGTAATCACTGTTGCTCCAATGCTCTAGGTAAGCGGTGCTGGTCATGACGCAGGTGCCGTCCAACTGGTTCAGGACGGTGGTGCAGAACTTCTTGGTCTTACGGGGCAGCCGCTTCACACCGACGATAGTGTAATGCTTGCCGTTGGGCTTGATGACCCACTCTCCCCGAAACCCCCTCACCGCAGCCAACCGCCAATGGCAGCCAAGGTGAAAACTCCCCCTGCGATCACGCCTGCGAAATAGGCGAGAACGCTATTCACTGTTGCGCCGCCGCAATAGCAAGGGAAGCGTGAACCTGCGCTGCAAGGGTGTGGAAGGCGATTTCACCGTCAATGTCCTTCGCCGGAAGGTGAATATCGACGGGTGTTTCGTCTTGCTTCATCCATTCCTCAACCGGAACGCCCTCTGGCTTAGACTTCAGGCTGATGTAGCAACGCACCGCCGTCAGGTGCAGTTCGGCACTTCTGGCGTGGTCAATGGACTGTTCAAGTGGTTCTCTGGTCATGGCTGTCCTCCTAGTCGGGTGATCTCTTGTTTGATGTAGAACACGGCCTTCTTCAAGTCCTCAATGGTCTTTTCACTATTGCCAGCATCCTTCAATCCGGCTCGCCACAGGTACTTGATGGCGTTGCCGACGCAGAAGTTCCGGTGCTGGGTGATTTGGATGCACTCCACCCCGGATGGGTCGCTCCGGTAGTGAGCAGGCTTGTTTACAGGGTCGTGTTCTTCAAGTGCTGCGGAGCGTACTGCTTCAGGATTTCCACTGCCCATTTCACCTTGTCCTCCATTTGACTTCCTGCTGGTTGGCTTTTTTTCCACCTTTTAGGCTCCATATTCACTCTAATAGTTGGAATCATAACTACTTCTCCGGGGAAAGATGTTTTCCTAGTGCATTTTCCATATCGCTCGTGTAGTGCGGTGGGTGGTTCACCATGTCCGGTGCTGAAATAGACACCTCAGCCCTCGTCTGCCACCGGTGCTGCTTCGACGACGACCACATCGAACGAGTTGACGAAGGTGGTCAGGCGGCTGTTCTCCCACAGAACCTCGTAGGGGTATGGTCCGCCGTGGGCGGCGACACGGACGACATGCCCACGCCTGCCTTGGTTGACGAGGTGATCGCCGAGCGGCTCACGAATGTCGTCGGTTGCCTCGACGTAATCTCCAATGTTCATTGTGCCCCTCCTAGGGTTTGGTTTGGAACTCGGCCACCAATGCAGCCAGAAAGGTTGTGTCCGCAGCGGATAGCGTTATGCGGCGTTTGGCGACCAACGGTAGTGGGTGCACTCACACTGGCGACAACCTTCGTCGGTGTGGTCATTTCTGTCGTGACCGCAGCGAGGGCGGCGGCACAGTTGCTTCGTGATCGGGTCGAGTACGAGCATGGTTCGCTCTCCAAACGGTGAGGTGAACTAGCAAGTGTAGCACCGTTTGGCATCACTTCAGTTGCTCGCTGATGCGCTCTAGCAGCAGACGCTTCGACACATCTTGCAGGTTGCCTCGGTAATACTCCAAAGTGAGGTGCTTCATGTAGTTGCGAGCCTTTTCAAGGATTTCACTGTCCTCGCTGCGGGCTTCCTTGTGCTTGCTCACGCTTCGCTCCCTTGGTCAAGTGCTACAGGCTCGACTTTGCTCCCGTCCATAAGGGCTGGAAGGAGTCCGTTTGCCTGAATGGTGGCTACGACATTGTTGAGTGCGGTGAAACCGCCGTAGGTGATGCTGCGGAGTTCGACGGTGGCTTCGTCTGGTCCGAGTGCAGCGACCAACTCCGTGATCTCGGACTGAAAGGCGTAGTGGGCGAACAGGATTTGGATAACCTTCTCGCCGTGGGTTAGGTTGGTTGCCTCGGAGATTTCCCTAGCGAACTGTTGCAGGTTTTCCTCTTTGCGTTCGGCTTGGGCGAGGAACTGTTCGCTAATCGGCATTGGGGTTCCCCTGTAGGTCGTCAATGGTGAACGAGATCACGGCGTTGAGTTTGCCTTCCTCCAACTTGTCCTGAACGGTCTGCTTGAACCGATTGGAGTTGTTCTTGTGGGCGGCATCTATTTCACCGTAAGCGTCGATGTGGATGCGGAGCCGCTGAACGCTTTTCTCGGCGTACTCCTCTAGCGACACTTCGTTCTGCACCATCTGGCGCATGAGT